ATGCAGGTCAACCATCTTTACATCAGGTCGTCACAAATTGCGAAAAGCGAGCCATCGGGTCAAGCGGTGGCTTCGGTTACAAATCTCAGTTTGATGATTTTGATATTTCACTTTTAGACAGCACTATACTGGCGCACTGGGCATGCGTGGAAGCGAAGCCCAAAAAGGCTCAGAAAATCACATACTAAGAAAGGAGGTTCGATGCGTAGCTCAAGACGTTGAGAAAGGCAGGTGATCTCATTTCTCGCCGAGGGAACAGGCGTTAAACAGTCCACCAATTACCGCTCACTGGAAAGTGTGGGACTTGCCAAACGAGGACTGGCTCGACAAAAAGGAAGGCAGGGGGAGGAAAAATGGATTTAACTAAAATATTGGAGGGTGTCGAAAACAGCGAAGACATCATCAAGCAAATCGAAGCCGAGGTTGGTCGAAACTTCGTGCCGAGATCGGAGTTCAACGAAAAGAACACATCCGTCAAATCGCTTGAGAAACAACTTGCTGACCTGACAGCCACATATGACGGACTCAATCAGGAAAAGGCGAACCATGACAAAGTGGTCGCTGAACTTACTGAGAAGATGACCGCCTACGAACGGACCGCCATGCGCTCCAAGGTTGCCTATGAATTAGGCTTGCCTTTTGAGCTTGCGGGAAGACTTGCAGGCGATACTGAAGACGCGATCCGAGAAGATGCCGGCAAGATTGCTGCCTTGATCGGAAAGCAAAACCTACCACCGCTGAAATCTACCGAACCAATCGTGGAAGGTAAAGATGCAGCTTATAAAAAAATGCTCAACCAATTAAAAGGAGATTAATATGGCAATGCCTGATAACGTACTCGAAAGAGGCTCTACCTTTACACCAGAACTGGTCACCGACCTTGTTAACAAGGTCCAAGGAAAAAGCTCACTCGCCAAATTGGCGAAACAAACACCGCTGGCTTTCAATGGAAATCGAGAGTTTACCTTCACCATGGACAGCGAGGTTTCTATCGTCGCTGAGAGTGGCGCCAAAAGCCATGGCGGTATTTCTATCGCTCCCGTTACCATCGTACCGATTAAAATTGAGTACGGCGCTCGCGTTTCCGATGAGTTCATGATCGCAGCTGAAGAAGAACGCATCAATATTCTAAAAGCCTTCAACGACGGCTTTGCGAAGAAGGTTGCTCGTGGTCTTGACTTGATGGCTTTCCATGGCGTGAATCCGCGTACAGGACTTGCGTCGACAGTTATTGGCACGAACCACTTTGACGCTCTTGTCGACCAAACAGAAACTTACACCGCAGCCGACCCGGAGTCGAACATTGAAAACGCTGTCTCGCTCGTTCGTGCTGCCGGTGGCGACATTACCGGAATGGCTTTCAGTCCTGCGTTTGCCAGCTCGCTTGCCGCAATGACGAACGGCGAAAGCGGCCCGAAGCTTTATCCAGAACTTGCTTGGGGTGGAACACCGGAAGCGCTTAACGGAATGCCGATCGATATCAACAAGACCGTCTCTGACATGTCGGGCGATGCTGACCTTGCGATCGTGGGTGACTTTGCGAATATGTTCCATTGGGGTTATGCAAAGCAAATTCCGATGGAAGTTATCCAGTACGGCGATCCTGACAACAGCGGCGCTGACCTACGTGGTTATAACCAAGTCTATCTTCGTGCCGAAGTATTCCTCGGTTGGGGAATCTTGGACACCGACAGCTTTGCTCTCATCGTTGCAGAAGAAGGATAATAGGAATGAGCCGCTTCGGCGGCTCTTTTTTAGAAAGGCGGGAAAAAATGTATGTAACACCAACAGAAGTCGCCAGTGTATGGCGAGCGCTCTCGCCGGGTGAGGAAGATCGAGTCGAAGCGCTTATCCCGCTGATCGAGGACTCGCTACGACTTGAAGCACGCCGAGTTGGTAAGGATATCGATGTTCTTGCCGAAGATGCTGTCTTTGAAAACGTTCTGAAATCGGTCATCATCGACGTAATCGCTCGAACACTCATGACATCGACTTCACAAGAGCCGATGATTCAATCGTCCGAATCGGCGCTTGGCTACAGTCAATCAGGTACATTCCTTGTTCCAGGTGGCGGCTTGTTCATCAAAAATTCAGAGCTTGCGAAACTTGGCTTGAAGCGTCAGCGGTACGGCACCATCGAAATGTATTCCGGGGGCGATCCTTATGATTAAGGGAATCTCGGTCAAGCTCATTAAACGAGTGGCAGATGGCTTAGACCCTTTCGGCAATCCGAAGTATAAAACGTCTGAAACCACCGTTGACAACGTCTTGGTCGCTCCGACATCGGGCGATGACATCATCACTCAGCTTAACCTGACAGGGAAAAAAGCGGTCTATACGTTAGCAATTCCAAAGGGTGACACCAACGATTGGGAAGATCAAACGGTCGAGTTCTTCGGCAAAAAATGGCGAGTGTTCGGACCAACGCTTCAAGGGATTGAGGACTTGATTCCGCTGGCATGGAATAAGAAAGTGACGGTCGAACGTTATGAGTAAATTTAAGTTCAAATTGAACTCAAGAGGCGTCCGTGAGCTTTTGAAGTCTGAAAAAATGCAGGCGCACTTATCAAAAAAAGCATCGGGTATAAAGGACCGTTGCGGGGAAGGTTACGAAACTGATACGCACGTTGGAAAGAATAGGTCTAACGCGATGATTTACACGACCACCTACCAGGCAAGGAGTGACAACAAGAAGAACAACACGCTTTTGAAGGCGGTGAGGGGATGATTGAGAAACGAATCAGAGACCACCTGCTGACGAAGCTTGCCGTCGGTATCTATACGGAATATCCTGAAACACCACCGTCAAAGTTTGTCCTATTCGAAAAAACAGGAAGCAACAAGGAAAACCACCTTCACTCAGCAACTTTTGCTTTTCAGTCTTATGCGCCGTCACTTTACGAAGCAGCAGAACTCAACGAACTTGTGAAAGCAGCCGTTGAAAGTCTGATCGAGATTCAAGATATCGCAAAGGCTAAGCTTAACAGCGATTATAACTTCACCGACACCACCACGAAAGAATATCGTTACCAGGCGGTATTCGATATTCGATATTAAAGGAGCAAACAATGGCAGATACTCAAAACGTGACATACGGTAAACCAAAGGTGGGTGGCGCGATATATTCGGCACCACTTGGAACCACACTACCAACAGACGCACTCGGAGAACTTGACGCCGCTTTTAATGGGTTAGGGTATATTTCCGAGGATGGACTGAGTAACGAAAACTCACCTGAGTCGGAAATGATCAAAGCTTGGGGCGGCGACACCGTTCTTGTCACTCAAACCGAGAAGCCGGACACGTTCACTTACACGTTGATTGAAGCAACCAATATCAACGTCTTAAAAGAAGTTTACGGCGATTCAAACGTCACCGGAACGATCGCAACAGGAATCACCGTCAATGCAAACTCAAAAGAAATGGTCGAACATGCACTTGTCATTGACATGATCATGAAAAACGCACTCAAACGCATTGTCATTCCGAATGGCAAGGTTTCGGAAATTGGCGCCATCTCTTATGCCGACGCTGACGTTGTTGGCTACGAAACCACCATCCAGGCGATGCCGGACACTTCAGGAAACACTCACTATGAGTATATCATCGATTCAAGCGTAGAGGAATAACATGTTAAAAGGCAAAACGCAGAGCGGGTTTAAGTTTGAAATATCCGATGCTACACTGAACAATTTTGAACTGCTTGAAGCATTGTCCGAAATGGAGACCAATCCACTAAGATTGCCGACAGTCGCTCAATTGCTGTTAGGCGAGCAGAAAAAAACACTGTTTGACCATCTTCGCGCGGAAGACGGAACTGTTCCGATTGAAGACGTCGAGCGAGAGCTGATGGAGATATTTCGGTATAACACAAAACTAAAAAACTCTTGATCCTTGCGGGAATGATTGCACTGGACGAAGAAGCGCTCATCTGCGACTTTGCCGAAACGTATCACATCTACGACTTCAGGGGTTTGCCGTTAAAATTAGCGGCGACCCTTGCGGTCGGGTTGAGTGACAACTCACGCATCAAGACCAGGCTTTCTGGTGCTAAAGCATCGCCCGACGTTTTGATGATGGCG